GCCAACACGTACCACGGCAAGCTCCTGAAGGATAAGCCGGGCCTGTCGCTCGCCGAGAACCTCGAGGAGACGCGCAAGTATGTTGCAAAGCGTTACCCAGAGAAGTTTGCGGCGGCGGAAGAGGATGAGCCGGAGGAAGACGAGAAGCCCCGCGCGTCTCGCGTAGAGGGGGGCTCGCGTTCTGGAGGCTCGGGTAGCCGCTCGAAATACTCGCAATTGCCGGCCGATGCCAAGGCCCAGTGCGACAAGTTCATCAAGGAAGACGGCTTGTTCCTGGAAAAGGGCGAGACTGCCGAGAAAGACCTTGCAAAGGCGCGCGAACGCTACGCAGCGCAGTATCTGGAGAGCTGAGCCATGACCGACCTTGAAATCAAGCGCGGTCCTGGCCGCCCCCGTCGTGAAGATGAGGTGAAAGTCGAGCGCCGTCGCCGCACTGGCACGGGCGCCGAGCGCAACCTTAAGCTTTTTGTGCCCGAGCAGGCCAAGGACCCGAATTTCGTTTACCGCTGGGTCAATAACCGGCCCGGTCGCGTGAAACAGCTCACGCAAATGGACGATTACGACATTGTTTCCTCGGACGACGGCGCGATTGATGCCGGAACATCGGAGGGGACTGTCGTCAAGCGAACCGTGGACCGCAGTGAGGGCGAAGAAGCCGTTCTGCTGCGCAAGCCGCGCAAGTTTTATGAGGCAGATAAGGCCGAAGAGCAGAAACTACTTGATGCGCGGGATGAAGAGCTGCGCAAGGGACAGGTTCAGGGCTCCGAAGCTCTCAATGGATCAGAGGCATACGTTCCCGGTGGCCGACCAGGCCGCGAAGGGCGGAATATCGTCTCGGGGAAGTAGGGCCATTCACCCCAACTTTCATCTATAGGAGCCTTAAATGGCGAATCCCAGCATTCCGAACGGGGCAGTCCCCGTGCGGACGTTGACTGGTCCCTACATGGGGAACACCAACGTTTACTCTACCGCTGCCGGCGACGCTACGTTGCTTGGCATCGGCGACTTCGTGAAGCTCGCGGGCACCTCGCAACTTATCGGCGATGTGACCTATGCTGACGTGACCCGAGCCGCTACCGGCGACGTCGTCGTTGGTGTTGTGACTTCGGTTGTGCCGGCAACTCGCGATTCCACCGTGTATCGCGCGGCCTCGACCGCAACTCTCGTCAACGTGTGCGACGACCCGACCGTTCTCTTCGAAATTCAGGAGAGCGCGGGTGGCACTGCTCTGACGGCGAACGACATCGGCCTCAACGCTAACTTTGTTGTGGCTGCTGCCTCGACCACCACGGGCCTGTCGGCGACGACGCTCGACAACTCCACGGAAGCCACCACCAACACGTTGGATCTCAAGATTGTTGGCCTCGCCAACAAGCCGAACAACGAAGTTGGCGCCTCGGCGAAGTGGATCGTCCGCATCAATCGCCACCTCTACGCCAACCAAGTTGCTGGCGCTTAAGGAGACATGAACAATGCCCGCTGGAACCATTACCACTGGTAATCATCCCAAAGCCCTATGGCCTGGGATGCACGCATTCTTCGGTACGACCTACGGGGAGTACAAGGAAGAGTGGCGCGATCTTGTCGAGGTCCAGAAGTCCTCGAAGAACTACGAGGAAGACACCCTCGTCACCGGCTTCGGCCAGATGCCCGTCAAGCCGGAAGGCTCGGGCGTCAGCTATGACTCGGAGACCCAGGGCTTCACCAAGCGTTATACCCATACCGTTTGGGGCCTCGGCTACATCGTCACGCAGGAAGAGATGGAAGACAACCTCTATGAGGTCGTCTCCAAGAAGCGCATCAAGCGCCTCGCGTTCTCTGCCCGCCAGACCAAGGAGAACATCGTCGCGAACGTCTACAATCGGGCGTTCAACACCTCCTACACTGGGGGCGACGCCAAGGCTCTGTGCGTGACGGACCACCCGAGCACCGCCGGCAGCTGGTCGAACCGTCTTTCGACCGATGCCGACCTATCGGAAGCGGCTCTGGAAGACATGATGATCCAGATCGCTCAGGCAAAGAACGATCGCGGCCACATCATCAACCTTCGCGCCATGAAGCTCATTGTTTCCTCGAGCGACATGTTCAATGCGAAGCGCATCCTGAAGTCGGATCAGCAGTCAGGCACCGCGAACAACGATCTGAACGCCCTGAAGGGTATGCTTGACTATACGGTCAATCACTACCTGACGGACACTGATGCGTGGTTCATCAAGACCGACTGCCCGTATGGCCTCCAGCTGTTCGAGCGTCGTGCGCTTGCGTTCACGCAGGACAACGACTTTGACACCGAGAACGCCAAGGCGAAGGCCACCATGCGTTTCAGTGTTGGTTGGACGGACCCGCGCAGTCTCTACGGCACGCAGGGCGCCTAATACGACCTAAGACGGGGGCCTCGGCCCCCGTTCCCTTCTTTAGCGTCCGCAAGGACGTTCCACCCAGAACGCTTTAGAAAGGCACTATCATGGGTACTCCGACCCGTTTCCCCTATGGCATGACGAACGTCGCCAAGGCAAATCCGCTCGGCGATTTCATTGCCTCTGATCCGACCAAGACTCACGTCTATTTCAACGACTTCGACACCTATGTGGTCGGAGACTGGACCATCACCACGACTGAGGCAGGCGCCGGTTCGGCGACCGAGGCCCTTGGCGATGCTGATGGCGGCGTGCTCGTCATCACCAACGATGCGGCCGACAATGATTTGGATTTCTTCCAGAAGGTTGGCGAGAGCTTCCTGATGGAGGCGGGCAAGAAGGCTTGGTTCAAGGCGCGCTTCAAGGTGTCTGACGCCACCCAGTCCGATTTTGTGATGGGCTTGCAGGTCACGGACACAACCCCGCTGGACGTGACTGACGGCATCTATTTCATGAAGGATGACGGTGACGCGCAGCTGGATATTTACTGCCGTAAGAACGCGACGACCGGATCTACTTCCGCGACCAACATCGCGACGGTTGCTGACGACACCTACCTGAGCGTGGCTTGGTATTACGACGGGAAAAGCTCGGTTAAATACTTCGTCAACGACGTCCACAAGGGTACTCTGGACGGTTCGTCCACCTATCTGCCCGACACCGAACTGACTGTTTCGTTCGGCATCCAGAACGGCGAGGCAGTCGCGAAGATCATGACCGTTGATTACATCTTTGCCGCCAAGGAGCGGTGAAGGCCATCAATCAACTGGCGGGGCTTCGGCCCCGTCTTTCTCCTTCTGAGGATACGAGATGGCAACACGAGCTTTCATTACCGAGTTTGCGGACTGGCCGCAGCAGAAAAACCTCGTCATGGCGAAATGGTCGCCTCGAGTGGTTGAGCAGACCCCGATCGCGGACATCACCTCGTCATCGCAGTCGGCTGCGTTTGCTGCCACCACGCGCTACATCATGTTTTCTTGCGACGGGGCGTTTCACTGGACGATCGGCAGCAACCCGACCGCAACCACGTCAAAAATGCGCTTTCCGGCTGATACGGTCTATCACATCGAAGTTCAGCCCGGCGACAAGATCGCCTTCATTGCGGGCACCTGATGACCAAAATTAGCGACCTCACAGCCGGCCCGGCAATCACGGGCACGGAAGAGGTTCCCGCGCGGCTTGGCGGCTTGAACTATCGGTATTCCTTCTCTCAGGTCTTGACCTACGTTCAGGCCTCTTATGGAAGCGGGATTGCGACGTTTCTTGCCACGCCCAGCAGCGCGAACCTTCGTGCGGCGCTGACGGACGAGACTGGCACTGGCGCGGCTGTATTCGCGACCTCGCCAACTCTGGTGACGCCGACGCTGGGCGCCGCCACGGCAACGTCAGTAAACGCGCTGACAATCTCGAATACGGGCGGCGGTACGCTCAGCATCGCCAGCGGCGCCACTCTTACGTCAAACGTGTCAGTTACTTTGGGCGGCGTTGCGAGTTCTTTGACGCTCCAGGGCTCCGGAACGGTCGTAACCCGCGACTCGACCGATACGCTGACGAACAAGACCTTTGACACGGCCGGCGCTGGCAACGTCTTCAAGATCAATGGGACGACGATTTCAGCTAACACCGGGTCTGGATCGAACGTTCTTGCCACTGGACCGTCCATCAGCGGCGCTACGATCACCACGTCCACCTACAACGGCAACACATGGACCGCCGGCACGGGTGTTCTGACGATTGCGGCATCGAAGACGCTGACGGCCAGCAACACGCTGACACTTGCCGGGACTGACTCCACGACGATCACATTCCAGGGGACGGATACCTACGTTGGGCGAGCGACGACTGACACGCTGACCAACAAGACCATCAGCGGCGCATCCAACACACTCTCTAACATCGGTAATTCGTCGCTGACCAATTCGGCGATCACGATCAATGGCGTCTCTACGGCTCTCGGGGGGACTGCTACCCACTCGCAATTGACGGCATCGTTGGGCGCTGATGTCTCCCTAAACAACACCGCGAACTATTTCGACGGGCCTAGCGTCGCCCAGGGCACTTCTGGCACTTGGTTCGCCTCTGGCACGGTTACGTGCGTCGATACATCCGCTGCTGCTGCCTTCATTGCAAAGCTCTGGGACGGCACAACAGTAATAGCTTCGGCCCGTATCACTTCAACGGGGGCTAACAACCCAGTTTGCATCTCGCTCAGCGGATACATTTCCTCCCCCGCCGCCAACATCAGAATTTCTGTCCGCGACAGCGCCAGCACGTCGGGATCGATCGCCTTTAACAATTCTGGCAATTCCAAGGACAGCACCCTATCCGTCATTAGGATTGCTTGATGGCTGGTCCCAGTTATCGCTCCGGGGACTTCTGGCGCATTTGCGACAGATGCGGCTTCAAATACCGAGCGAGCCAGACGATGCGGACATGGGACGGCTTGTTCGTTTGCCGCGACGATTGGGAAACGAGGCACCCGCAGGATTTCGTGCGCGGCCGGAAGGACATTCAGAATGTCCCTAATCCGAGGCCGGAAGCTGCGACCGTTTATGTTGGCCCGTTCGAGCCGATAGAAACCGAGTTTGGTGTTCCGCTTGAAACTGAATCTGGCTCTTATCTGACGCTGGAAGCATGACCACATCAGGCACGACAACACTTTCGCGCAACCGCGATCAGATTATTGCATCGGCGCTGCGCAAGATAAATGCCTTCGAGCAGGGGGAGACCCCTGACAGCGCCGCCGTGAATGAGGCGTCCGATGCTCTCAATGCCATGGTCAAGCATTGGCAGGCGTCAGGCATTGAAATCTGGACAACGGAAGAGGCCATACTTTTCCCCGTCGCAGAGCAGTATCGGTACACGATTGGCGGCAGCTCGACAGACCGCATCGGCGCCAATCCTTCGCAGACGACGCTTTCTAGCGATGCTGCTGCTGCCGCTTCAGCCGTGGTGCTGACGAGTGTGGATGGTGTCTCT